GCCGCTGTTTGTGATGCTCCGGTCAGTGTCGCCCGGCGAATTGCCACGTCCAGCTTGTCACGGTGCCCAGTAGGATAGAGCACCTCGGCCCCGGATTCAGCTGCAGTGCGCACGGCGTTGCGGATGGCCGTCACATAATCAAAAGCGCCGCTCTCCACTTGCATTTCTGCAAGAGTAACGGCATTGATATAGGCTTGCTGGGTTGCCACGGCGGTGGTCATGGATAGATTCCGCAGGTGACCGGCTGTCTTTTGCATACCGGCCTGAAGCACCTGCATAGCGCCTAAAGACTGCCGCAATGGGGGAGGAGAGAGGCCGGCAGCTTGATAAATGTCCCGGTCAATTTCCACGGCCTGAACTCCGGCATCCTCAAACAAGGCTTTTACTTGCTGATCGCTGGCATCGGTCAGCTGCGATACCCGGCGGATAATATCATCAAGCAATACGCCGGATTCCTGCAATCTCTGTATTTGCCAATCAGCGGTAGCAGAAACGCCGCCGGTCTTTACCAGGCGCCGCACAACATCTCGGGTGATGGTTTCATCCAGTTTGCTGTAAAGCTCCAGTAGATCGTCTGCGGCATAGTCAAAATAATCAGGCGGGAGCATCAGGCATCACCGCCCTGAAGCCGTATGGATTGCCGAGATCGGTCTGCTGTTCCTTTGCAATCGCTTTGGCATCGTCCTCGCTGTACCCCTCGAATTCCACCAAATAGCGCCAGAACGGGAATTTACCGGAGGTAACATATTGCCAGAACATTTGCTTGCGCTGCATAGGGTCATTTACCACGCTGTCATCCCAGTCATAAGCTGCCGTGTACGTCCCCTGCGGAGCGATATTGTATAGCGTAGCGAGTTTATCCATTGCATACAGTAGATCGTCTATGGCGCTCTGGAGCACCTTTTGCAGATCATGCACGGTGGAGTAGCTGCGCTGGCGGCTGGCCGTAATCTCCGTGGCTGTTTTGGCGACGTCCTGTGGGTCGGAAAGCGTACCATATGCAAGCCCGCACTGAAACTCAATGCGCTGCAGGATTGTGTTCAGGCCAGCGCGGTAACTGGCGTCGCGGAGTTGAGGGGCAAATATCTGGTAGAAATTTTGGTCTTTACTTGGCACGTTTCGGCGCCGGTACAGCCGTTTTTGCAATTTTGGTACCGTGATTTTGCCGTCTGCTTTATGTTCCAACAGATCCTCAGCGACATCCACGGCCAGCTGACCGCCGTCGAACTCCCACAGATATTTCCCATATTGCTCATCAGCATCGCGGATGGTGTCCACGGCCTCGGCGTAGACGGACACGCCCAGAGGGGAATGTCGGTCTTGCCGGTTGGCCTGTGGAACGCGGAAATAGGCGAATAGAGGGCGGTCTACATTGGATATGCTGGCCTCCGGTTCCAGATCCGCCCACTCCGGCACGCTTGTCAAATCAATCGGTGAGCCTAGGGAGAAGGAAGACCGGCTTGCAAATGCTTTGTTTGTGATGGTGTGGATCCCGGCATTGTACTCATGGTGTTCGGCGCGAGTGTAAATCACGCCCTTACGCTTGATCTGCTGCACGAAAATAGCGCCGGTCATACGATTGCTGGTGTCAAATGTGGTGGGAAAGAAGGCATCTCCTTGTACCATATCAATGCAAAGCCCCTGTTGCGTCACATAAGGCTTGAACACCGCGCCGCCTAGTGCGCAGGCTAGTTCCGTATGCTGCCGGATAGAGCTGAGAAACGGCAACAGCTGCTGCTGCAAAAAGGTTGCTCGAGCCCCACCGGAAAGCGAAACTTGCATTTCAAGCGTGACCAGCCGGGCGAACTCCGAAGCAATAGCTGCCGGCAGACGCAGGCTGTGAATATCCTTCCCGCACCAGGGGCCACCGTCCTCGTACATCCGTGCCCACAGTGCAATGGCGGTGCTCATTTTATCAGAAATTACAATGTCGGCATTGTCGCCCTGGTTAAATGTCTGTGACAGCATGGAGCGCAGCCATTTCAAGAGTTTTTCAAACAAGTCTTATCACCTCCAGTCAGCCCAGCGAAATTCGCGGGCCAGAACGGTATAGCAGAAATATCGCAGGGCATCCATCGCATGGTCATTTTCTTTCAGTACTGTGTCGCTGTTCTTTTTCTCGTCCCAGCGGTACAGACCAAATTCGCGAATGGTGTCCTTGCAGGATTCGTGTACTTTAAGCATACCGGCATTGAGTAAAGTTGCAGTAACACGAATGCCATCCAGCACAGCGTTATCTGCCTCCCAAACGGCAAAGCGGCGGTGGCGGCGGATTGTTTCAATGAACGATGCAGCGGACGGGTCAACGATTACCCGCCGAATGTAATAGCCTTGTGTCAGCTCTTCCAGAGCAGTGTAATGTTCCTCATCCGTCTTCTGATGTCCTTCCTTGCGACTGTCAAAATAGGATTCTTTAACCATGACTGCCTCTTTACCACGAACACACCAGAGTTGCATCGCGGTCGGATTAACCGTGCCGTAGTCGATGCTGACATAAAATTGACCGTCCATCCCGGCGGTTGTGCCGCGCAGGATAAAACGGTCGGGGGCATCGGTAAACATGGGATAGACGCGGCCTTCCGCAATTACCCATAAGCCGAGAATAAAACGGTCATAATAGACGGTGCTTTGGTACTCACTTTTAAGAGCCGCAACGTAGTCAGGATCCAGGAACGTGTTATCATCAATCAGGAAGGACATAGAAAGCATATCCAGCTGTTCGGAGCGGTCCATGTACTTTGCTTTCAGCCAGTGCATGGGGCTGTCAGGGTTGGTCGTAGCAATCAGCTTTGCGCCGGGGCAGGAAAGACGGGACAAGAGCATTGAGAAAAAGTCCTCTGTAAAAAGCGTCAGCTCGTCGCAATAGGCACCCTGCAACGTCATGCCCCGGATTTTGCTTTCTGCCCGGGCATCATTCACGCCTTCCAGATAGATCAGCCGACCAAACAGGCGGCCCTCTTTCTTTGAGAGAGAATAAGTAAAATGCTTTGTGCCAACAAGCTCTTGAAGCAGGTCAAGACAGTTGCGGCGTAGGGAAGTGAGGGTCTTTGCTACCATCAGGTAATTGCCGTCCTTCGGCATCGTAGCCACCCAGAACGCCCATAACACAAGGCTGATCCACGTCTTGCCAGAGCGAACGGAACCTTCCAGCAGGTTGATGCGCCGGAGCTTGCCGTGCTGCCAGAGGCGGAGAAGGGCAAGCTGCTTAGGGGTATAAACTTTATTCATCGGATTTCAGCCCTTTCAGCAGGGATTCAAGTTGACCGGAAGCGTCGTCCTCGCTCTGTGACTTTTCACTCCAGCCTTTGAAATTGTTCGACAAACTAAACTTTGCGCCCATTGCACCGTCACGATCAAACAGACGAGATTCAGCATAAGCCTCGCAAAAAGACTTAGCGCGCGTAACCGTGTCAACGAACTGCTTCTTAGCTTGATAATTTAAAAGCGCCTGTCGGCTTGTGAAACCCAAAGCAAGTGCCAATCCGGTAACGGTAGGTGGCTTCTGGTTGATGATAACAGGCTGGCCAAATTTATTAAAAATCGGCTGGTTGTCCTCGTCTTTGAGGATTTCGCCCTCGCACGCCTTGAAATATTGATCAATCGCTGTTTGCAGTTCCTCGACGGTTTTGTATTTCAGCGGCCTTGCCATCCTGTTTCTCACCTCGCTTCTCGTAAATACACTCTGGAAAAATGCAGAACGGTACTCCTGTAAGCCTGTTTTTGTTCCATACGCAGCTTTCACAGTTCATCCCGTTTCTCCTCCAAACAAAAAGGACGGCCCGAAATGGGTCGCCTCCTGAAAATGGGTATAAGAAAAGCGCCTGCCGAGGCAAAGCGCTAAAAAGGCACCCACAATAAAGCGGATGCCTCATAATATTTGGTCCCGTGTAACGCCCGGGTTATCGACTGCTATACCTGCTTTTGTTGTTTAGTCTATGGAACAGTTCAGAACGACCACAACACCGAATTAATGCTTTCGGCTTAGCATGAAAAGATAGGTTGTTTGGATATTTCCAACTTTTCTATGATACTACATTTCCCACGGCATGTCAATAGATTGAATTATTGCCCCGCAGTGTATTACCACGGGGCAATCAGAAAGGAGTCCCGACGACACCGGGGATGAACCTTGAATACATTTATCCATAATACTATTTTAGCATGAATAAACCGGACATATCGGACAACTTTTAAATCTTCTCTAAGTACCGATCAATAGTTTTTCGGACGCTGTCTTCTGTCCCGCCAACCCTATCAGCGACTTGATTCAATGTTTTACCGTCCATAAAGCGGCACATGAACACTTGTCGCGTATAGCTATCCGGTATCAGCCTGATAAACCGATCCAGCTTATCATATTCCTCTTGACACCGGCGCTCACGATCCACAATTGCCAGCCGAATTTTCTGGAGACGGGCATCGTCCTCGTGATATGCTTCGGTTTCCGCAGGCGACACGCCGCATATCGTAACGCTGTGCTTTTGGTACGGTGGGTATTTACTTGACGCCTCTACACAATTCGGTGTTTTCATGCTGCGCATGTTGTTGCGGATTTCGGCGCGCTGCTCTTTTAGGAGTTGAATTTCACGCTTCAGATCGCGCAGCTGGGATAGTTCTTTTTTGGTCAAATCAGATTACCTCCTTTTCCGCTTCTCCATCTGCTCATAGTCCTCACGCTCATAACCCAGCCCCATCTGGTCACAGCGCCGGTCCACGTGCTGCCAAAAGATTTCGTCATCCTGGTGCTCAATGATGAGATTCCCGACTCGTTGGGAAAGCTTGAGATTTCGTTTGGCTCCGAAACCGTACAGCTCATTCAGGGCAACGGCAACCAGCTTAAACAGCCGGCGGCTCATGTTGTGGCTTTCTTGCTGGATATATTCGTCAATGGCTTTCAGCGACAGATTGGAGATTTGCTGCCGGGGTGGGATATGGGCTTTCATGCGGATTCCTCCTTTGCTTTCTCGATCCTTACTCGAAGGGCCTTTAACAGGCTTTCCTGTGTGGTGCTCTTGCCTTGCAAGGCGTCCATGACGTCTTCGTCCATACTACCCTGCACAATCAAATTGTGGATGAAAACCCTTTCCTTCTGGCCCTGACGATGCAGACGTTTGTTGGCCTGTTGGTACAGTTCCAGGCTCCAATTCAGCCCGAACCAAATGATGTGATTACCGCCGTCCTGCAGGTTTAACCCGTAGGCGGTGCTGGCCGGATGTGCCAGAAGGATATCGATCTCGTGATTATTCCAATCGGTTTCGTCTTGGGCGTCCTTATAAACCCGAACCCGTAAACCAGACTTTTTGAGTGCTGCCAGAAGCCGATCCCGGTCATGCTGGAAGTTGTAAAACACAAGTGCCGGTTGCCCTTGTAAAGCCTCTACCAGTTCGAGAAAGGCTTCAATTTTGCACTGGTGAATTTCTATCACCTGTCGGTTTTCTCCATACACAGCGCCGTTGCCCAGTTGCAGCAGTTTTGTTCCCAGTGCCGCCGCGGTAGTGGCTGTGATCTCTTCCTCGTCGATCTCCAGCAGCATGTCCTTTTCCAACTTCTTGTAGGCCGCCTGGGCTTTGCTGTCCAGTACCACCGGCACGTCGATGGAAACGCACTCCGGTAAGTCCAGATAATCCTCCGCGCTCATGCTGATGCAAATATCGCTGATTTTGCCTTGGATAGTATCATCGGCGCCGTCCTTCGGCTTGTACGAAAACACCTGCTGCGCGTTGCGCTGGTCCGGATCGAAATACCGCTGTCGAAACCCGCCGATGGTTTTGCCCAGACGCTCGCCGCCGTCCAATAAGTACACCTGCGCCCACAGGTCAATCAGTCCATTCGGGGCCGGGGTGCCAGTCAACTCCACCAGCCGAGAAATCTTTTTCCTCACCCAGCAGAGGGATTTGAAACGCTTGGCCTGATGGTTCTTGAAACTGCTGCTTTCGTCGATCACAGTCAGATCGAATGGCCAGTCATTGCGATAATAGTCCACTAGCCACTGTACATTTTCCCGGTTTATGACATATACGTCTGCGGGAGTGTTCAATGCCCGGATTCGCTGTTTCAAGCTGCCCAGAACCGGAATGACTCGTAACAGTTGTAAATGATCCCATTTAGTCGCTTCTTTACCCCAAGTAGCTTCGGCAACCTTCTTTGGGGCAATTACCAAAACTTTGCGAACGGCAAATCGGTGGTATTTCAACTCATTTATTGCGGTTAGAGTAATGACAGTTTTGCTAACCGAGGCCCATACCGAGAAACATCCCCAAACCCGGGCCCGGAAATGTGGGCATGTCCACGATTCGATTAATGCAGTAAGCTTGGTAATTATGCGGCACGAACTTCATTTGGCATCACCTCGATTGTAAAGTTATGATATTTGAATTTTCGTCCTTTTCGTCGGTATTGTCCACGCAGTATCAGAGGCCCACCGAAAAGCTTTTGTGATGCCTCTCGCATGTTTCCAAATTTGAAAACTTCGCCTGTAGGAGAGATAATCTGCACGGGTATATCTTTATTTTGGTTACCTAATTTTCGAGAATGCTCGATATTTTTTGCCTGGTTAACCCACTCAAGATTCTCTACCGCACAATTCTGAGGGTTGGCATCGATGTGATTTACTACGTCGTAATTATCTGGTTTCGGTAGAAAAGCTTCAGCCACAAGCCTGTGTATATATGCCCATCTTCTTATCTTTTCATGGTACAACATGACTTTCAAATATCCTCCAGTCGATAGCTGTGGTTTCAGTTTGTGGGGCAATTTACCTGATAATGACCACACGTTTCCACAATCATCAACCACATATTTGCCTTCGTAACCTAAAACGGCTCTAAATCTACTCAACATCCCTCATCTCCAATTCCTCAATAGCTTTTGCCGTCTCCGCAGGGGTAACGTCGGCGTTCATAATCCGAAGCATCAGGTCAACATCAGCCTTGCTATCGACGCAGCCGAAAACGATTTGGCCAAAACCTCCTAACTCTCGGTGTCGGTTGCGCTGTAACTTCGTCGGCTTTTCTCCGGGGGCTTTCAGCTCGACGAAAACAACTCGTCCGCCCGGTAAACAAACCATTCTGTCTGGCACCCCTGTGTTACCCGGTGAAACGAATTTGTATGCCTTGCCGCCCAGTTCTTTCACCCGGTCACGAAGATACGCTTCTATCGCTGATTCTCTCAAAACGTCCTCCTACTCTGTCTATATACCCAGTCTCTATCTCTAACGCGCACGCATGCACACATGCACACATGCACACATGCACACATGCGTAATAACCTAAAATTATAGAGGTATAGAGGTATATATACTTTATATTTCTTTATTTTTTATTTATATAGATAAAGATGGTTTACATAGTTTACAAATAGAAATAATGGCTTTGTACTGCGGTTTTCGGTGTAAACCATCTTGTAAACCATGCTATTAATTTTGGTTTACTTGGTTTACACCCATTTCTTGGCAATGGTTTACAAGTTTACAAATTTGGGGCACTTGGTTTACATCATGGTTTACAAGTTTTAATTCTTCTCCGATATATTTAAACCCTTTTTGAGTACCGTAATTTGACCCAAATCGCATTGTGCTAACTCGTTCCCATCCGGGCAAAGCCCCTAAAATCTCATTGATTCGGTGGGCGTCCGCCTTGGGCATTGTTCTAACCTCCCCGAGGCATTCCCGCCATATCTCCAAAGCGCAAACGCGGTCTCGGGGGACTAGGGTCATGTCGTTGCGCACCCCGGAATTCCAGTACATATTTCTCCGGGTACCGTCCCATGATAACCAATCTTCTGGCACAGGCTTTTCCAAGAACGCTTCTATCTGGCCCCGTAAAGGGTCCCTTTCCATATGAATTTCACGGCGTAAGTCGGCTTCGGCTTCCAGTTCCGTTGATAGAATTAATGGTTCGCCAAGCTGCCAACGTACAACAGATTCGGCCCATATCTGATTGACGGTTTCAGGGGTTAAATCCTTGAATACGTTCTTAGTAGGGCTATGAACGCCGGTATCAACGGGCCAGAAACGACGGTTTCCGGTAGGGTCCCGCAGATATTCTTGATTATTGGTCGTACCGAAAAACACGCAATGCCTGGGGTGCTTTTCCGTTCTGCGGGCATAGGCTGCCCGGTACTGGTCCTCGGTCTTACTGAGAAACTGCTTAACGAGTTTAACGTCGGAGCGGCTAAGGGCTTCTAGTTCGCCTATTTCAACAATCCATACGCCGCGCAGAAGTTCCGCAGCTTCTTTTCCCTCGAAAGTACCGACACTGTTAGAGAACCAACCTCGGCCCAACCGAGAAAAGAATGTGGTTTTACCTATGCCCTGTGTACCCTGTACGACTGTCATAGTATCAAACTTGGTGCCCGGCACAATTGCCCGGGCAACGGCAGCAACCAGCGCCTTGCGTGTCACTGCGCGGGTATAGGGACAATCCTCTGCGCCGAAATAGTCGATGTACAGGCTGTCTACTCTTGGCACGCCATCCCACTGCAGGCTTTGCAGATAGTTGGATACTGGGTCAAAGGTGTTCCGCTGTGCTACTAGCAGTACGGCATCTGAAACGACCTCAGAAGAACGAAATTTTAATACCTCGTGGGTATAGTCTCGTATACCTGCATCATCAGCTTCACCCCACTCGAATTCACCCTCTGCATCTGTACGGATACCCCATGGCAGGGGGGCAATTCCCAGCAGTTGATTGGTGAATGTATTTAGCTTGATACGGCCTTTTAGCAAAGGGTCACATTCGAGCATTATCCGAACGTTCCGGGTGGATTTGGCAGGCAATCCCGATTGCGGGCTAACCTGTAACAGTTCCATCCAGTTGACGTCTGCGGCTTCATTTTCAGCCAAGGATACGGTTCCCGCAAAATCCTTTGTTGCCGCTTCATAGCGTTCCTTATTCAGCAAAGCTGAAACGCTCTTATCCTTTACCGCCAATTCACACATGGCGGTATATGATGGCAGCCGGTTGGTCGGGGTGCCCGGCTGCGCGACGTCGTCCTTGTCAGCAAACAGATGATACCGGACCAGATCAAAGGCGTTACAGAGCTTCCCGCCGGCCGGATCGGTCGCGTGGTGAGAGAAGATGAAATTGCCATTATCATACACGATGGCGCCGCCGGTCGTGCTGCCGCCGGTGAAGGTGTACCGGTCGGGGCTGTTATCCACGGGCTCATAAATGCCCGGCAGGAACTTATCCATGGCGGCCAGTACGTTGTACGTCCGGCAGAACGCACCGACTACGCCATGCTTTTCGTTGGGGTCGCCCTGCTTCGCGGCAAGGCGTTTGTGCGGGTCTTGGATACCGGGAACCTGCGGCCAGACAGTAACGTCGTGCCAGTCCTGCCCGGCCCGCGCATAAAGCCCCAGAACGCCGTCGGCAGATAGGAAAGGCTTGTCCCCGAAAGTGTATATGTACTGACTGTCTGAGCAGCAGGACGGCCAGTACATAAGCCGGGAAGCTTCAAAGGTGGATGGGTCACACATTTCAATACCAATCAGCTGCGCAGCCTTGCGCGCGATCGGCTCGTACTCGTCTGCGGTGCAGGTGCGATCCAGCGGCAGGATAATGCGAAGCCGGGGTGCCTCCGGGGCATGCTTGCGAGTGGAGTAGATGCAGTACCCACAGCCGAGGCCATCCACGCGGCGCAGCACATCGTCAGTAGCGCCTGCGGGGATGTGGTCAAGGTCGAGGGTAAGAACATCGCGCCTGTCGATGGCGTTACCTTTGCGCCGGCCACCTCCATGGACGACACCGCCCACAAAGCCGCCGACATCTTTCAAATTGTCCTGCTGGGGCTTGGTCATACGCAGATAAGCGGTCAGTGTTTCGGTGCTGCGCACTGGTACGGAAAGTTTGTCGTATAGCTCTGATATGTAGAGCCTTTGGGCTGGCCACTTAAGGGCGTTGCGGCTGCCGGCGGCGCTGATGGTTATTTGTCGGTCATTTTGGAGCATTTTGTCGACGTCACTCCTTTACAGATGGAAAAATATGGTGTACAGTAAAAGAAATAAAAATAATAAATTAGGGGGCGGCAATATGGTTTCAATCACGACTATTGACAAAGTAATTCAACTCGCGAATCAACGTCAGGAGGCGTATCAGAATTATTTGAAAAAGTATCGCCCATCGGGGGTCGTGGATATTATGAGTGATCAATTTCACAATACTCCAGAGTACCAAGTTTACGAGGCTGCTGATAGAAAATTAGACGCATTTCTGAATGATTTAAGCTATGAGGCTATAAAGGATTTACAAACAATCATGTACGTCGGGAGAGGGGATTTTGAAGAGGACATACCCGTGAAAGATCCGTTTTCGGATATGCGAGATTACTTAGATTCAAACGGTTGGAATGAGAATAAAAGGGTCGAAGAAAACCAAATGAGTGAAAAAATGCCTCTTGGTGATTATCTTACGGAAGGAAAAAAGGCGATTGGCATTTAGTCCTTTGTATAATACCCCCCGCACCACCCATCCGCGCTAAGCGGCAGACCCGGTGCCCAATCGATAGGCTGACTCATGATGCTGTACACAGTGTCGAGGTCGGCCTTTTCCTTTTCAATGTCGATAATCACTTCGTCATGTACATGAAATACCACCGGGAATCCGGCGGCCTCCAAACGTTCGATATTCTCTGCCAGGCAGTCACGGGCGATTGCCTGAACGATGTTCTCCGTCAGTTTGCCGCCGTAGGTTTCAATGGGCATCCACTTCTTGGTTGTCTGGTTCATACCCCAATACTGCAAAGAGGGCTTACCCCATTGGTTCGTGCCGAGCGAGGGCCGGGCATAATACAGCTTGCGTCCGCAAGGCAATGTAATAGTCAAAAAGTACTGATCTGTTGCGTGGTCGCCCTCGAGAGCGAACAACAGCCCCCGAACACCCGCCGGCCGGCCGGTCTGTACGACACCGATCGCAGCATTTTCTACGGCATACCAAAGGGCAACGATCCGCTTGTTGGCTTCCCGCCAGCGGCGCACGATATCGGGCAAATCCTCTTCAGGAATTCCCATCTTGAGGGCGCCCATGTTAATAAGTGCAGGTGCGGCGCCGTTATACCCGAGCGCCAGCGTGGCGACTTTACCTTTCTGGCGTAGATCATATTCCGGGTTACCCTTGACGATCTTTTCGATCGGCACACCGAACATGTTGGCTGCGGTAGCTTCGTAGATTTTGCCGTGGCTGCGGAACACATCCAGCACCCAGTCCTCACCGGCGAGCCAGGCGATCACGCGAGCCTCAATAGCCGAGAAGTCAGCGTCCACAAATTGATGCCCGGGTGCCGGAACCAGCGCCGTGCGGATCAGCTGGGAAAGAGTATCCGGTACACTGCCATAAATCAGCTGCAGGTGGTCGAGCTTTCGCCCCTTAACCAGTTCACGGGCCAAATCCAGCATATCGCCGTGAAGGTATGTCCTTGGAAGGTTTTGAACTTGCACGAGCCTGCCGGCCCATCGGCCACTTCGATTTGCCCCATAAAACTGGAGCATGCCTCGAACCCGGCCATCTTCGCACATCGCCTCTGTCATGGCGGTGTATTTTTTTACGCTGGTTTTGGAGAGCTCCTGCCTGATTTCCAGCGCCCGCCGGGCGGTATCGCTGGGGATTTCTCCTTCTAGCATTGTTTTGACCGTTTCTTTGCGTAGGTCGGTAACTGTGGAGCCAGTCTCCTTGGTCAGCCATCCGGATAGCTGCGGCACACTGTTGGGATTGTCAAGCCCCGTCAGCTGTACGGCCTCTTGTGTGAGCACGTCTGTAATTGCATCGCTGCATTCCAACGCGCCATGGATCAAATCAAGGTCAACAGCAACGCCGCGGGCGTTGATTCGCAGATCGGTTTCCCATTGGCGCTGCACGAAATCCGGTACAGGGAAAGGCGACAGACGGCGCTGAATCTCCTGTTCTGTCACGACATCCTGCCGGTTGTATTCCTTGAACAGTTCCCATTTTTCTGGTTCGTGATGGGGAAGCGTCCGGGTCCTGCCGCCATTCCGAGCCGTGGGTGTCGTAGGGGTACAGAACAGCTTTATCAGGGCCTTACCGGTTGCCAACTTGCGTTTGTCCTCTGGCAGCCCCAGCGCGGCCCCCGTAGCACCCAGACCAGCGGTATAGCCGCAGTAAAGGCCGTGGAGCTGTGTGTCTCGCCATTGAGGCGCCCATGCGCAGGGGTCAGGCGTATTGTAATACTTGGACAAACAGTACCACTCAAACGCGGCGTTGAACGCGTGCTTGGTGCAAGCCGGGTCAAACAGCAAACGACGGATGACGTCGGGAATGCCGATGCCGTGCGTGAGGTCGATCACCTCTACCGGTGCCCCGTCGAGGGAATATCCGAACAGCAAAATTTCAAAATCCGGGGATTGCACGTATTTGTACATGCCCGCTTTTTTGATGTCGACCGAAGAAAAAGTCTCAAGGTCTATGTTCAGATGATGGATCATGGGGTATCCTCCGGCTGATCCAGCCAATTTAGCAGACATTTACAGCAGTTTCTATCATCAGAATGATTGCATTCAATTTCTGCCAGGCCCATTTCGTTCGGGCACATCAGCGTTACGGCGAGTTCAGTATTGCTCATGCCGCGAATTCTGTCACCGTTCGTCAGAGGCCTGTTTTCACGGCGGTTCCATTCAGTTACAGCATAGTTTTTCAGTCTTTCTTCTTTTTCTTCCGGTGAATCCGCGAGCGAACCGATTTTGTCCGAGTACCCTACGGGGCCTGTGCCACGGCACATTTTGCAGGTAACATGATAGCCGTACCCCCAGTTGGCACGTATTTTAATCAGCTTAATTTTTTCACTACCGCAGAACGGGCAAGGTTTCAATTCGTTCATCCTTTCTTTCCTCCCTGATAAAAGATTTGTGGAAGGGCGCTTTATACGATAACGCCCTAGAAACGTCTTACAGCGGGACGCCGGTAATCGGATCAACGGGGCCCTGATATTGCGGAGCTGCGGGGGCCTGATACTGAGGCGGAGCATACGCAGGGGCCTGCGGCTGCCAAGGCGGTACACTGGCGGGGGCATATCCCTGCTGCTGGTACTGCGGCGCTGCGGGTACCTGCTGGCATGCCGGGGTGTAAGGAGTGGAGACCTGCGGTTCTGCGCCGAAGTCGTCCTCTACGCTGGCACGGGAGCCGCCCAGCGCTTCGCCTTCCGCGATCTTCTGGACGTTGTCCAGTGCAACGCCGACACCTTTGTTCTGTGGAGCGTTATAGCCAAAGAACGTAACACCGACATTTGCGTACATACCGGAATAGATCTGTGTCGCGTCCAGAATCGGCTGCAGGTTAAGATCGACCACCGTAACCGGGGATTTGTTGGACGCGGTGAACACCCAGCATCCTTTGCACTCGTCGCCGAACGGCTGGCCGTCGGACGGGCGGACGCCGTCGCCATCATGCACACTGACCTTCGGCGTTGCAGGGAAGGCCTTGCCGTATTTCTCAATTGCCTTTGCGGTGGCGGCAGCGATCGCGGCGTCGATCATTGCACGGTTGGTAGCGGGGTTTTTCGGTACCAACACAGTGCAGCTGTATTTGGGGTCCTGCCCCGGCTGAGAGGCATAGGGTTTATCCAGATGTGTGTAAGAGAGACGGACGTTCCTCAAAACGATATGTGCGGGATTTGTGTTAGCCATAAATGTAAGACTCCTTTTTATTTAAAGATTATTTGCTTTTGCGAAATAAGGGTCACTTCGTACTATGTTAGAGGGACCGTCATAAGGTGGCAGTCCTCGAAACATTTTTTCAGCTTTGCTCAAAGGTTTTTCTTCTGCGGGTTCGGCGGTACCAGCATTCGGGGTGAAGTCCTCTGCTGCGCTGGGTTTCAAGCTAATTGCTTCGCGACTATCAGACAAAGGTGCTAAAGCAGGTTTGCCATTGGATACAGTGACGTGAGTGCCAGCAACCTCTGTAAAGCGGGCTTTTCCCAGCATCTTTTCAATGCCCGCCAAGGTCAGCGGTTTACGCTCGTACAGCATAGCTTCTTCGATGCCTGCGGCGGTGATATCTGCAAACGCGGCGTCGGGGTCGTCCCATATCCGAGTTTTTCGCCCCTCAACCGCTTTCCAACCGGGTATCTCTTTGCCAGCAAGGCAAGCGGTAAGTGCATACTCTTTTAAGTCAGACACCCACTTTTCGAGGGAGACAGCTTTTTCCAGAACTGCGCCAACTTCGGCGTCAGAAAGCAATGGCGGCATCGGTAGTGTGCCGGTTACTGTTTTGCTGTGGGGGCTGCCGAAATCTTCGAGGGCAGTATACTGATCCGCGCGGGCCCGGCAGGTGTTTCGCGCCCGGCAGAACCGGCACCAGTCGCCGCCGTGGAATTCACCTTCACCAGCGAAGGCTTTTTCTGCCAAGGGCCGCACGGTAAACACGCCCCAGTTGGCCAGATCGTCGCGGGATATACTCCACTCTTTAACGGTATCACCGTCTGCGCGGGGCTGGAAGATCGTGAGTACAATATTGTGTATGTCGTAAAGCATGCCGTAAGCTTCCAGAGCGCCGAGACCATACAGTTTCAGCTGCGGATTATCTTCCGGACTGACCGGTACGCCTTTGCCATGCTTGTAGTCGATCACATGCAGGGTGTTGCCGCCGATGATGATGCAGTCACCGGTACCCCAGCCCTCAGGGACGTACCGAGAGAAGTCCAGTTTTTTCTCCACGGCCATGTAGGGACGGGAAGGGTATTGCATCGACACACCGGTAATGTAGTCCAGATACCCATCGGTGCAAGCCTGCATTTCTTCTTGGTACAACGGGTCCTTTTTCAGCTTGTTCATCCTGGTATTAAAAGCTTTCGGCCCCATTGGCTCAATAAATTTCTTTCTGACCTTCAGTTCTGCGATGCTGTGGGCCAGAGTGCCTTCCTTGGCGTATTCGCTGGTGCTGTCCGGTAGAGTTTCTTCCAGCCGTGCGGAGGGGGTACAAGACATCCACCGGTGAGCACCGGAAGCAGTTAAAAGAGCATGCTTGCGATCTGCCATCAGAGCTTCGCCCCCATCTGGCGCAGCGTAGTAGCGAATTCGCCGTAGCGTTCTTTGGGTAGCTGGGTCAGCGCCTGCACCCCAAACTGAGCCAGCAGGCCAAGCAGATCCTGCTGTTTACCTGCGTCCATCAGCTGAGACGCCGCCCGTGCCAAATCCTCCATAGCGTATGCAGGAGCCGTAGCTACCGGAGCCGGGTTAACCGGCATTGCTGTAGGCGCAGGATATGCAGAGGCGGGCATTGCAGGCGGCGCCATAGTCGGTGCATTGGGGGGCGGGACAATCGGCGCGGCCTGCTGCGGCGCAGGGGTAGGGTTTATCGGTGCGGCAGGCTGATACTGCTGCACAGGAGCAGGGGCAGCCGTCGGCGCGGAAGCAGAGACGACCTGCGCCCTTGCTGTCTGCTCTGCTGCGGTCTGCGGCAGGGGGATAACATCCTGCTGGTGGTTATCGGAGCCCGACAGAGCGGCCAGTAACAGCTTGTCCGCGGCCAGGGTGATCGTTCCGCGTACGTTGATATTGATATCCATATGTGGATCCTCCTTTATTTGTTGGGCCTGTACACATTCAGGCCGATTTTAATATCCTCGGTGCCGGGAACAGCCTTGTTTCCCTCACTGGACGCGATGCAGATCGACTTGCCGCTGCTCGAGAGGCCGAAGTTCTGCGAAAGGTCGATCTCGATCAGCAATTTGTTACCGTCGATCGACATTGTGACGTTTTTCATGCGAGCTACCTCCTATTAATATATTGATTTTGGATTGAGACATTTTTCTGAAAGCCTCTGCAGTGATTACCGCAAAACCGGTTTCCCAACGAACGCCCACGAATTCCGGGTCATTATAGAGACATCTAGGTGGTTCTGGGGCGCGAGATATCGGGTCTGCGCGTGCCGTACAGATAAATTCCATGGTCTTCGCAGTAGGACGCTTTCCATTCCTGAGCCCAGCGTGCACGGAATTCCAGCTTGGTATTCTCAATCTCTTGAGCCATATCAATTTGCATTGGCATCCGCCTCCATCCTCAGCTGCTCCGCCAGCGCGGCGATAAATTCAGAATTTGCGGGCCGCTTTTCCCGGGCCCCTACGATCGGTCCGAATGTGCTTGCCAAGGTGCTTATATCGCAGCGGTCCCAGCAAATTTCAATCGCGTGCCGGATACCACGCTCAACCTTTGAGGGCGTGGTACCGTGCGTTTTGGCGATGGCCGGGTACAGCCCGGTAGTCATGCTGTAAACCGCTTTGGGGTTATCCATGCAGATAGACAGCGCCGATTTTAAGTACTCGTAGCCCACCACATGAGCGGGTACGCCTATCCCCTGCAGGGCAAGAGTAATGTTGTTCATTGACTTTTCACTCCATTCTGCTATAATGCAGTTAAGATATTTTTGAGTGCGCCGCTTCCCGATTGCCGTCGGGGGCGGTTTTTCCTTTGTTCAAGGCATCCTGTGTCGCCTGAAAAGTGTTGCGGGTGCGGCGTTCCAGCTGACACACCTTGCCGGCCAGTCGAGCGTAGGAGATCGACAGCAGCGCGAATGACAAGGCCAGCGCAAAAATTAAAGCATCGTGCATGGGTTGGGCCTCCTTTCTACCTATCAAAATACGCGGGGTTATTGATCCCTTCGGCGACACACCGGTGTTCAAGATCGAGGTATTCTTCGGTCGTGATCGCGCCGAGCTGCCGCGCCATGCAGATTTTTCCGTGCGCCGTGTGCAGCGGGCACTGGGGTAAGACGGACGTTTTGGCATGCTCGATTTCCTTGAGTAGGGCGGTGTAAAGGCTATTCATTGCAGGGCCTCCTTATTTGACGCGGCGAGTTGTATCGGAGCGTCCGGAAGTCGGAGTACAAGCCCCTGTTCCTGCGCCATGGATAGCAGCAGTCGCTTCGCGGCATCATAATCAGCCTGTAACCTGGCCGCCTTGTTTTGATACGCCCGTTCCTGCTCTTCGTACAGCGCTTGGTTTGCCCGCAGGCCAAACATAAAATCATCATATCCGGTCAGCATGGCGCGGCTCTCGACTATGAGCTGTCTCTCCACATCCAGTCGTAACCCTTTCAGTTTGTCATAAACCGCGGAGCAGAGTTTTCCGTAGGGATTCGAGGCAACGCACCAGTTGATCGACGACAGGGCGGCAGCAAGGGCCTTAGAATTTTCATAAAAATCGTTTCGATCAAATTCCTGCAGCTCTTCCTCAAATGCTTTCACAGCGGCCTTGTACTGACTGCTCATGCCGTCGAGGACATTTTCGACAAACAACTTTTTGAACCCGATCCGTTTTGCGAGGTCGTCATTGCACAGGATTTGATACATCCACTCGTTTG